ACAATGGCAACGTATTCAAAAGAGTTCCTGTCGGGCAGCACAAACGGCAAGAACATCTCCATCACCTCGACTACGGCGGGATCGCCTGTAACGATTCATACCGTCGGTTCGGGTACTTCCAACAGGGACGAGATCTGGGTTTACGCCTGCAACACTTCCGCTTCAGCGGTCGTGTTGACCGTCCAGTTTGGTGGCACGACCGATCAGGACGACTACATCGAACTGGAACTGGCAGCCGATTCAGGAATGACCCTGATTGTGCCGGGGTTCCTGCTGGACAACAGCCTGATTGTGAAGGCGCACGCTGCGACGGCGAACGTCATCAACGTCAACGGTTTCGTAAACCGCATCACCGCCTAGCAGATGTTCCGTCAGGACCGCACCAACCCGTCTACCGCCGTATCAAACTGGCGGGGGCGGCATGACACGCCGAAGGCGTGGCCTTCGACGGCTGTGTCTACTTGGCTGAACGGCGGCCTGTTTGGTCAACCAGACTCTTTAGAGGCGCTTGAGTCATCGGTATTCGGATCGGATGCGTCGTCGGTAACATTCACTTCGGCTGGATCTTCGGCTTCCCCGTGGACGGAATACCAAGACCTGATGATCGTTTCTTATGCCCGTTCAGCGGTCGCTGGTACTTCGGCGGGTGGACTGACCGTTCGATTGAATGCGGCATCATCGACTTATCGGCTCCAGTATCTGTACGGGAACATTTCGACGGCGACTGCGTCATGGGAAAGTAACGACGGGGCACGGTTGGGGGCAACCGCCCGTGCTGGGTGGACGGCGAACACGTTTGGTGGAGCGCGGGCTTACCTGAGTGACATCAACTCTGCGAAATGGAAAGTGGTTACTGGGATGAGCGGCGTCGCTGACGCTTCCAGAGGCGACGTGATGCAAGTGACGACGCTATGGGAGAACACGGATGCGGTTACTTCTATCGTCATTCTGGATGCAGGCGGCGGAAACATTCTCACTGGTTCACGTTTCGACCTGTACGGACTGAGGGCCACCTGATGGCTTACGAACTTATCGAAAGCCAGACTCTAGGTTCAGACCAAACGTCGGTGACGTTCTCGTCGCTCGGCTCCTACGAGCATTTAGAGATTCTCATGACGGTACGAACCGATCTCAACACCACGCCGGGTTACGACTATGTGGGCATTCAGTTCAACGGTGACACGGGCAGCAACTATGCGACCCAGACGATGTACGGGTATGACACGACTGAGGGGACTACACGGGAAACGGGCAACGCCAATGGGATGAAGGTTCATATCGCAGCGTGTGACCCTGAGAACGCCGCCAACTTCGGAGGCGGGAGCGTTTTGATTGCCGATTACCGTGGGGCCAACGTCAACAAGACATCGACTTCAATGGGTGGAAAGTCGGGTGCATCCAACAAGGGGTTCACTTCCAACGGGACGGGCGAGTGGGATAATACGGCGGCGATCACTTCGGTTGTGTTGACGCCGGGTGGTGGCACCAACTTCAACTCTGGGTCCGTGTTTACCATTTACGGGCTGAGGAGTGTCTGATGGCAGCCTTTGAACTGATTGAGCATGTGGAAGTCGGTGCGGGCGGGGTGGCGTCGGTGACGTTCTCGTCCATTTCGGCTTCTTACGAAACACTCAGACTCTTTGGAAAGTTGCGCGGCGAGTCGGGAGACACGACTCAGGATTGCCTTATCAGGGTCAACGGTGATAGTGGTGCCAACTATCCGACCGAGAAGTTGGATAGTTCAACGGGAACTCCCGTTACGAGTCTAACGGGGAGTGCCTCGTATGTTGTTATCCCATCAGCGGGCACCTCTGCGACCGCTGACACGTTCACGCAGTTTGATTGTTGGATGCCGGGTTACTCCAGCACTTCGTTTTTCAAGCCTTTCGTGATGATTGCTGGCAAGATCATTTCGGCCACGTTAAACACTAACCGAACATACATGATCGGTGCAGAGTGGTTGGATACTTCAGCCATTGACACGATCTTGCTTCAGCCAACCGCTGGCGATCTGGCCCAGTATTCAACCATGACCCTGTATGGGATCAACGGAGCGTAAGGACAGTTATGGCATTAACAAAGATAGTAGATAACGTAGTCATCGAACTGACTGCTGAGGAGATCGCTGAGGTTGAGGCCCGTGTGGCCGCAGCCGATCTGGATTTCAGCGGGGTGCGAGGCGAACGCAACGGGTTGCTGTCCAACAGCGATTGGACACAGTTGGACGACGCACCACTCACCGACGAACAGCAGGAAGCGTGGGAGAGGTACCGTCAGGAACTGCGGGATTTACCCCAGACGTACACTCGCGTGTCTGAAGTGGTGTGGCCCACACCGCCTGAATAATGAACACCCCCACCGACATCCGACAGGTAAAGATCCCGACCATAGCGGTCGGCCTCATCCTGTCCGTGGCGGTGATCGCTGGAACGATCACATGGTCGTCTGCCCGCACGGTGGCCCGCATCGACCGTTTGGAGGAATCGGTCGAATCCATTGAAGACTCGATGGACATGCACGCCTACGCCCGCGTGGAGGATGTTACGGAAGACATACGCGACTTGGAAACACGGTTGGCGGCGATGGAGGAACTGTGTAACCGTGTGGACGCTATGGAAGAGCTGGTGGCGGGGGTCGCTACCTCGGTTAGCGCATTGTTGATGGAAGCGGAACAGGACTGGTGGCCTGATGCCGACGACTGAGTACAGGCCGACCCACAAGTTCATGGGACAAAACGCTTTGTCTATTGAGTACGAGCTTCGGAAACTGGCTCAAACCCTGAGCAGCCATGACGCTGCCATAGAAGCAAACCGGCTAGGGATTTTCGGAAGGCGAGATTAGATGGGTATTCGTAGAGCAGCCGCAGAATACGGATCTGCTATCGGTGACCAGCAGTTGACTGTGGCGGGGACCGCTATCGCTTTGACTGTTCCGACGGGGGCCGTGTCGGCGATGGTGACGAACGGTGCTGAACCGGTTCGTGTCCGTTGGGGAACACCGACCGCAAGTGTGGGCCATTACCTGAATCCCTATTCGGTGTTGGACTTGTACAAGGACGATTTGACGGATGTGAAGTTCATCCGTGTGTCATCTAGTAGCACCGCTGATGTCACCTACTTCGGGTAAGGAGAACCAGGATGCCGTCGAGGATTACGCAAAGGATCGACCAGGTTCCAACTGGGGACATCACTGCTGTAACTGCGGGGTCGGGTCTGGCGGGGGGCGGCACCTCGGGTGCTGTAACCCTCACTGTCGACACGGACGCCAAGGGCGACCTGATAGTTGGTACAGCTGCCGATACTGCAACCAAGTTGTCGGTGGGTACGAACACATATGTTCTTACTGCCGATTCAAGTACCGCGAGTGGCCTGAGCTGGACTTCTCCCACCACGGGAGACATCACGGGTGTCACTGCGGGCACTGCCATTAGTGGCGGTGGCAGCAGCGGGACGGTGACCGTGAATGTGAATGTGGAGACCGCGACGTTACAACTAGCAGGACAGGTGTTTGGCTGATGGCTAACAACATGCCAGGATTTGCGTCCGATATTGCTGCTGATCCGCTCGGCCAGATGCCTTTTGCTGATCGGTTGAAGCGGTTGTTCCCGCAGGGGCAGATGCCTCCCGAGTTGTTGCAGATGCTGATGATGCAGTTGATGGCCGGTCAGGGTGGCGGCAGGGCACCTCAGCGACCACCGATGGGTGGCGGCAGGCCACCGCAGCGGCCACCGATGGGTGGCGGCAGGCCACAACGGAGACCACCGATGGGTGGCAGTCGTCCGCCTGTCGTCAAGCTTGAGGATCTGATGGCAGCGATGACACAGGGACCGCCAGGAACGCAGCAGGCGAACATGCCTGTTCCGCAGGCGAGAGGCCGAACCGGCAGACAGGAGGCGCACCTCAGCGGAGCGACGCTTCAAGAGATGAATAGATGGCTATAGATTTCACGTTCACGGGCCGCAACGACGCGCCGGTTCCGACCATCGCCAACACGATGTCGGCAACCTATGGCGGGTTGGGGTCTAAGAACGCGCCGTCTTTCGGGAATGCACCGAAGATGCCGACCATTGGGACGCCCACAGGCGGGTTGGGTGGTCAGAGGTTTGCTGATTTGCAGCGGGCTTTGGCTAGCACTGGTTACCAGCAGAGCGACGTTCAGCGTGATCGTGCTGTGAGCATGGATGATTTGGCCCGTCAGTTCGTTGATCAGCGTCGAGGTATTCCAGGCCAGTTCAATCAACGCGGGATGCTTGATTCGGGGCAGTTCCAGCGTGGGATGGGTAGGTCGTTTGCTGACGAGTTGCGTCGGCGTGGCCGTTTGGAGATGGCGGCGCAGCAGGCGTTGAATAGTTTGGCGCAGCGCCGTATGGCGGCGGAGCAGCAGTATGCGTCGGGGCGGTTGCAGGACGCGTTGGCGGCTGCGGCGGCTCGGGCGCAGGCTACGGCGCAGCCTGCTGACATTGCTCGGATGTTGGCTCAAGGCGGCAGATAATGGGGCTTTCTTCTACGGCCGGCCGCGGCGGCCGCTCAGGTCGAGATGCTGATCTTCTTGCTCAGGTTCTCGGGGAACATCGCGCCAGCCTTGGGAATCCTGAAGGCGGTTGGTGGGACCGAATGCAGGATCGGGTCTACAACTTCGGTGCCGACGTTGTGGGCGGCGCAGGTGACGCCGTCGGCTGGGTGGGGGACAGGGCGGGCGACATTGAGGCTTTTGGAGACACCTTAAGGGGTGGCGCTGAATGGGTACTAGACCCTACTTTTCAAGCGATGCAGGAACTTTACGAGGGGGATCTCAGCGGAGCCATCGGCAATTTCGCTGGTGGCACCGCCAACCAGCTCGGCTGGGTGGGACGCGAACTGGGCGAGGTAGGCGCTGATCTAGGACGCAACATTTACGACAACTGGGGTCTGCGAAACGCCCTCGGAGCTGTCGGCGGTTTTGGTCAGGGCATCCCTGGGATGGCTTTGGACGCTGCCCAGTGGGCCGGCGGCGGGCTGGCCGATCTGGGCCAGCAGGGTCTCGGGTATCTAGGCGATCAGGTTGGACAGGGCATCGGGTATCTAGGCGATCAAGTCGCACGGCTTCAAGACGAAGCCGCCGCCTGGGCGCAGCAGACGGCGCTGCCGTGGGTTCAGCAGCAGGTTTACGACCCTGTTCGGGGATTCGTTACCGAAAC